AGCGCGAGAAAAGCACAGCTACTGGCCAAGCAGTACAAGAGTAAGGGTGGCGGTTACCGTGACTAAAAAGTCGCAGCAGTCATTGAAGGACTGGACCGCCCAGAAGTGGAGGACGAAAAGTGGTAAACGATCTTCTGACACGGGTGAGAGGTATCTTCCAGAGGCTGCGATCAAAAGTCTTTCCTCCCAAGAATACGCCGCCACAACCCGAGCAAAACGAGCAGGCAAAGCCTCCGGCAAGCAGTTCGTGAAGCAGCCCAAGGGCATCGCCAAGAAAACCGCGAGGTTTAGATGACCACCACTGGTACCACCCTTTTCAACCTCGATGTCAACGACCTCATCGAAGAGGCGTTTGAGCGTTGCGGGCAGGAACTGCGCACGGGCTATAACTTCCGTACGGCGCGGCGCAGCCTCAACCTGCTGACTATCGAGTGGGCCAATCGGGGTATCAATCTGTGGACGATTGAGGAAGGGCAGATTCCTCTGTACCCCAATCAGGTCATTTACGCGCTGCCCAACGACACGATTGATCTGTTGGATCAGGTCACGCGCACGAACGCGGGCGCTGGTACCACGCAGATCGACATCAACATCAACCGGATCAGCGAGTCCACGTACTCCACGATCCCCAACAAGTACGCCCAGGGGCGCCCCATTCAGGTCTGGATCAATCGCCAGACCGGCGAAGATAACGCGACCACCGCGCAAGTGGCCACGCAAAACGTGCAGCCCACGGATACCACGATCTATCTGAATGACGTGACCCAGTTGGCCGCAGCGGGCTTCATCAAACTTGGCAGCGAACTGATCAGCTACAGCACATTGGTGCAGCCGAGCCCCAGTTCTACCGCCGGGTACCTGAGCTACTGCGGGCGTGGTCAACAGAACACGATTGCCGCAACGCACAACATCGGGGCCGCTGTTTCTGTATCGCGGCCTCCGTCAGTCAACATTTGGCCAGTGCCGAACCAAGGGTCTGTTGGTGATCCGTACTACATGTTCGTGTACTGGCGCATGCGGCGCATTCAGGACACCGGCACCGGTGTCAGGACGCAAGACATTCCGTTCCGCCTGTTGGAGTGCATGGTGGCAGGTCTTGCGTACAAGATGTCCATGAAGCTGCCAGACATGGACCCCAATCGAATTGCAGCATTGAAGGCTGAGTACGAACAACAGTGGCAGTTGGCCGCTGAAGAAGACCGCGACAAGGCCAGCGACCGGTTCGTTCCCCGCTCCCTGTACTATTCCTGATCATGGCCGGGCCTAAATACGCATCAGCCAAGTACACGATTGCGGAGTGTGATCGCTGCGCTCAGCGGTTCATGCTTAAGCAACTGAAGAAGCTGACCATCAAGACCAAGATGGTCAGTATCAAGGTTTGCCCGGAATGCTGGGAACCCGATCAGCCTCAGTTGCAACTTGGCATGTACCCGGTGTACGACCCGCAGGCTGTACGTGAGCCGCGCCCGGACGTGAGCTACTACCTGTCAGGTTTGAACGGTTTGCAGACGGTTGATACCGTGGGTATTGCCCAGAATCAAACGGGTACTCCCGAAGGCGGTAGTCGAGTCATTCAGTGGGGCTGGAATCCAGTGGGTGGGGCACGGGGCTTTGATACGGCGCTGACCCCAAATAACTTGGTTTTGCAAGCCCAAATTGGTACAGTAACGGTAACCACGACGTAAGGAGTCGGAAATGGACAAGAAAGATTTGGCGCAAGACAAAAAGATGGTCGCAGGCGCCGTGCACAAGCATGAGAAGGCCAAGCATAAAGGCCAGCCTCTGACGAAGCTGGCCAAGGGTGGCAAAACCAATGCCCAGATGAAGGCAATGGGTCGCAATCTGGCCAAGGTCGCCAACCAGAAGAAGTCGTCCTTCACCTACAAGAAGGGGGCCTGATCATGGCCAAGTTCAGCAAGAAGGTGGGCGGCAAAGAGGTCGGCCAAGCCGACGTCTACGCTCAGCCGCACACGATGCACGGCAAGGCGCTTACGGAAGCCGAACTGGCCAACGGGTACCGCAAGGAACCCACCGCTGCCAACTCTGTTCGGATGTCAGTGGGCAACATCAACCGCGACGGGTATGACCCCGCTCCCAAGACCACGGGTATCAAAATCCGTGGAACTGGCTGCGCTACCAAAGGCACGATGGCTCGTGGTCCGATGGCCTGAACATGAACTACCAAGAGTTGTTCGACGCGCTCCAGTCGTATTCGGAAAATAATTTTCCGGCCTTTGACCTGTCTGACGGGTCACAGGACACCACGACTGAACAGATCAACCGGTTCATCCGGCAGGCTGAGCAGCGCATCTACAACACGGTTCAGTTCCCTTCCCTGCGCAAGAACGTCACTGGCAGCGCCACGAGCGGTAACAAGTACCTCGCGTGCCCCGGTGACTTCCTCGCGGTGTACTCGATGGCGGTCATCACGGATGTAACCAGCGGCAACTTGAACAGTGGCACTTACGAGTACCTGCTGAACAAGGACGTCAACTACATCCGGCAGGCATACCCGACGCCCAACGACACGGGCGTCCCCAAGTATTACGCCTTGTTCGGGCGCCAGTTGAACGACGCCAACGAGTTGTCGTTCATTCTTGGCCCCACGCCCAACGCCAACTACGACGTTGAGTTGCACTACTTCTACTACCCCGAGTCAATCGTAACCGCCGGTACTTCTTGGCTTGGCGACAACTTTGACACGGTGCTGTTGTACGGGGCGCTTGTTGAGGCGTACACGTACATGAAGGGTGAGCAAGACGTGATGGCGTTTTATGAAGCCCGGTACAAGGAAGCATTGGCTATGGCCAAGCGTCTGGGTGACGGTATGGAGCGCCAAGACGCCTACCGGTCGGGTCAGTATCGTCAGCAGGTGACCTAATATGGCTATTGCTCAGACCGCTACCACCAGTTTCAAAGTTGAACTGCTTCAGGCAGTCCACAACTTTGGCCCCACGTCGCCCGATACTTTCAAGATCGCGCTGTATACGGGTGCGGCGAACATCGGCCCGTCCACCACTGTGTACACGACGTCCAACGAAGTTGTGGGCACTGGGTATACCGCCGGGGGAGAGACGTTGGTTATCTCCACGTCTCCGACATCTGGCCTCAACAACAGCAGCGTGCCCACGGCGTTTATTTCGTTTAACAACGTGTCGTGGCCGAATTCAACGTTTATTGCGCGTGGCGCGTTGATCTACAACGTCTCCAAAGGCAACAAGTCAGTCGCGGTGTTGGATTTTGGTAGTGACAAGACGACCAATAACGACACTTTTGAAGTCATCTTCCCCACACCCGATGCGAACAACGCCATCGTCCGTATCTCGTAAGGAGCAGCAATGAGCAACGAAATCAGCAAGGCGGCGGACATCGTGACTGCCAGTGTTCAAGGCAATCGCGGTAGCACCGAGCGTGTGGCCGCAGGCGGCGTGTTTACGTTCGTCTGCACCGGCCCGGACGGTCAGGTCAAGTGGACCGACACGTTCCACAACCTTGTGGTCAACGAAGGTCTTCAGGACATGAACGAGAAATACTTCAAGTCCGTGGGCTACACCGCTGCGTTCTTCCTTGGTCTGGTGACCGGCCCCGGCTCGGGCAACACCTACGCTGCCACGGATACGCTTGCGACCAACCCTGGTTGGAACGAAAACACCAACTACTCTGGCACCCGCAAAGCCGTGACCTTTGGTTCTGCCACGCTGGCCGATCCTTCGGTGATCAGCAACTCGGCCTCGCCTGCATCGTTCAGCATCACCTCCAACGCTCAGGTGATCGCAGGCGCTCTGCTTTGCACGGTTGCATCTGGCACCTCCGGCATCCTGTTCTCGGTGGGTAACTTCACCGGCGGTGACAAGACGGTGGACAGCGGCGATACGCTCAGTGTGACGTACTCCTTCTCGCTCGACGCGGCGTAAGGGCATGCGGTGTTTGGGGATGTTACTTTTGCCCAAGCCCCGTTTGCCGCGCTAGGCGGCAATTCGTTTAGCGTCGCCGTTTCTGAATCGTCCCAAGTAACTGCGACTCAGAATGCAGAAGTTTCGTTTGGTGGCGTGAGAGATGAGGCGGCGACTGGCACGGATACGGTGTCAGTGATCGCTGCGCTGACGGCCCTGGCTTCAGAGACCGCAACTGGGCAAGACGCGCCGTCTGCGGCTGCGGCCATGCTTGCGCAACTGGCCGAGCAAGCTGCTGCGGCTGACGCCGCTACAGCGACCGCAGCACTTCTTGGGGCAATCAGCGAGTCCGCAGTCGCGGCGGATTCAGCCACTAGCCTCAAGATCATATTCGCTGCGATTAGCGAATTGGCAACCGCGCTTGATGCGCCTGATGGGGCACGCATCCTTGCCGTAGCGGTATCCGAAGCTGCTACAGGAGCGGATTCTCAGAGCACATCCGTTGTGTTTACGGGGACCGTGGCAGAACTCGCCACGGCTACAGCCGCTGTGTCCGCCGTTGCCACCATCCGCGCCAACGTCACTGGTGTTCAGTTGTACGTCCGTATAGGAAACGCCCTTGTGTGGGGCAGCATTGATGACACCCAGACGGCTAATTGGCAGAATATCAACGACGCCCAGACGCCCGGCTGGACTGAAATCCCATCGTAAGGATTTGACATGGCTCTCGTTCTAAGAGATCGGGTTAAAGAAACAACCGCCACAACGGGCACGGGCACGCTTACCCTGGCCGGTGCTGCCCTTGGCTTCCAGTCTTTTGCTGCGATTGGCAACGGGAACACGACCTACTACGCTATCTCTGATCCCGCCACGGGCGACTG